GTTGGGTTTAAAGATCAGTGAGGTCTGCAATGTCCCGTTCAACGATTTGCGCAAGAGTGTTTAACCTAAGGTGCTGTGGTTTGACCAGATCGATTACTGACAAACGCATTTCTAGTTCCAGCACTTGCTCCCGAGAGAGTGAATACGTACTACAGAAAGCGAGCCAGCTGGTCTCAGAGACCGAGTGTCTCACTTGGGCCACAATCTTGTGTTCGATGTTTGGGAGTTGCAAAGCTTTACGGTGCCTTGTCTTAGATAGAATCACAGAAACTAACACTCTGAATACTGGCAGGCCCATACCCGCGTTCTCCAGGCTTTGTGCCACAGCTTTGGCATAGCTAGGTTGGCTTCGACCCCAATTCGTTAAAGACCAAAAGGTCTTACTTAGGACCCTGCCTAACTTGGGCGCAAGGATCCAACCTCCTTGGACTGGCACAAAGCGTTGCGAGCAGAACCCAGCATCGAAGATGCTGCGTGCCTTATGCTCAAGCGTAACTTTGAAACCATGCTCCTTGAAGATTTGAGGTACTAGGCTTTCCATGTGTTGTACGTAACTCTGGCCGACGCTAACAACGCTATCGTCTCCCATAATAGCAACCCTAAACGGCGTCTTGTGCTTGGTGAGCCAAACAGTCAACACCTCGTTCCAAACTTTCGCGTGCAGTACAGAGTTGCCAAGACTCGTGTCAGCATCGCCACTAGACACTTGCCCCAATCTCTTGTACTTAATCCCGCGACGAGTGGTCCCTTTCTGAATACTGTTCCTTGTATTGAGGATCTTTAGAACATCCGAATCCTTACAGATTCGCTCAGTATCGCTGGTCCATGTACTTAGTGCGGTGTCAGATACGGCTGTGTCGAAAGCTGAAATGTCGAATTCGATAGCGATCATTCCCGCTTCTGCCAACGGTTTGTACCAGTGTCCAGCACTTTCAGCGTTCCAACCGACTGCGATGGTGATGTATTCTTGAGAGGCCAGAGCTTCCAGTATTGGATTCTTGATCGATAGCATATAAGGTCCAGTCGTGGCTGTGATGGCATCGTGTCGTCCCTGGATCAGCCGTGGTTTCCTGTCAACCTTACAACCTCCGGCCCAGGGCAGGACTTCCATTTTAACGAATGCCTTCATGGTGAAGTGTTCTGGCTTGATTCCAGCGTCAGCAATTTCCTTTCCGTGGACGAGTTCCTTCTTCCTTCCAGAAGAATAGCCCTCTAAAAAGTACTCAAACGAAACCGGAACGACACCTAGACTCCTAACCCGTATCTCATTCCAAATCCCCGTGCGTCTCCATTTTCTTTGTGTTGCCTTCCATCTTTCACTCACACTTTTCGAACCTTGCCAATCTTGTGGTTTCCCAACCCTCGTAACAACAGCCATATACTCGGAGTGAACACAGTTCCTAAATACTAGGGGTTTACAACCATAAACTGTGGGACCCATCAAGTAGACGGCAGATTTGGAATCACACAACTCGACCTCTTTCGAAACGCGAGTTATCTCAAAATACTCGGTCTTTACCTGCAAAGGCGCTGGTGGAATCCAACACTCTTGCGGGCAAATACTAGGGTACCTTGAAAGTCCGTACTCACACCTGCTCCACAGGGTTTTCCGTATATCGCCACTCCACTCTACCATTACAGCAAAGGTTGGGGGTTGGCAAACACAATATAAATGGTACTAGGATTAGCAGATACAACAGCCAACGCTGTTCAAACACTACTTCTTGCAGCCTTCTGCGATTGT